ATGGGTCAATCCCTACGTGATCGGCGAACCGATGGACCTCGTATGCCTGCGCCGCTGGGGTTTCCAGATCAAACACACGGAATTTCAAGCGACTAATCGCGAGGAAGCGGTGTTGCTTTTCCGGGCGCTTCTAGCATTCGATGACGCAGCGAAAGACATGATCCGTCGCGAGCTGCGCGGCAAAGTTCTAGCGTGCTGGTGCCCGCTGACCACCGAATGCCATGCAGACGTACTGCTTGACATAGCGAACGGTGTTTGCGTGAGGCTTGAATGAAATACCTGACGCTCATTTGCGTTTTCCTCGCATCCTGCACCACTGGTCTGTCTCACCGCCCGCCCACCGGCAACCACGGCCAGGGCATGGCGCCACCGATCACTTGCCCGCACCAGTATCGCGAAATCGTCACCGCCGATGATGGGGTGAGCGTGTTTTTGTACTGCTGGGGCAAGAAGGTCGAGACGTGATCCACGCCTCAGACCTGGATCCGGCAACACGCGCCAAGTTGGGACTGGCGGCTAAGCCACGCGGTCGCAGGAAGAAGGTCGACGAAGATCGAGCGGACCGGCAATTCCTGTTTCAGTGCCGCGCACTGCAGCTGCCGCCGGTATTCGCGCAATGGCGATTCCAAAACAGCAGGCACCCCAGTAGTGGCTCTCACAAATGGCGAACCGATTTCGTATTCCAAGATGCGAAAATTATGGTCGAGATAGACGGTGGCATCTGGATCAAAGGCGCTCACAGCCACCCGCTTGACATCCTGCGCAACATGAAAAAGCAGAACGACGCGATGTTGCTCGGCTACGCAGTGCTTCGATTTACCCCAGAAGAAGTCACGAGCGGCCACGCGATCGCATTCACGCAAAAGGTTCTAGAAACTCGAGGTTTTAAGACATGACGCCAATCGCATTCGAAGGTCAAACCGATGTGAGGCGGCGAAAGCCTCACGGCGAAGCAACCGAAAAGGGAAGGGCAAATGACCAAAGAGCAATTGGCTAAAATCCGCGAAATGATCGAACTCGAAGACGATCAGCGGCAGCGCGTACCGGAAGCTGACCTCAAACTGTTAAGCCAAAACTCTCGGCATCGAAGGATGTTGCTCGAAGAAGTCGACCGACTCACTGAACTAGTCAATTCCAAAGTCTGACTTCCAAAAACGCGAATCGTTCTATTTCTTTTTTTTTCTTCAACGGAATCAAAGCTAAATGCGCAACCTCATCGCCACCTGCCAACTGATCGCGATCGTCGTTATTGCCGTCTCAGTCGTGCACGAAGTCAGGAATGCCGAAGCCGGTCGCAATCAGCGGTTGCAATTACTTCGCTCCGTCATCGAGCTGGATCAGAACCCACCGACGACGTTTTGCGTTCTTCCGCCTTCTTTGCCGACGACCTGATTGTCCCGATCAAACCCCATGGAGTTTCAATTTGTACGCCGCCAGCTATACGCCTGATCGATATACGGAAATTGCCAACTATTCACAACGACGGATGCGAGAGGAATTCAAAGAATTGCACGCGATAGCAGTCAGGCTCGGTGCGGAGATGCGTGATAAGTGCGCACCGCCCGATGTTCGCTCGAATATGGGCAAGATCATCGACAGGACGGCGCTAGGTACCGCGGGCGTCGGCGCCCCTACGCCGGACGCACCACGAGATGAGGCGGCGCTTGAGCGCTGTGTATCGACGGTGCTGCGTCCGATTGAGCGGGCGGTATTCGACTCGGAGTACGTTTGGTGCTTCGGGCAGGACATCGGCGTGAAGCTGCGCTGGCTCTCACAACGTCGAAAACTGCATGTCTCTCGCACCCAATATAAGCACAAGCTAATGATCCTAAGAGAGCGTTTGCTGGCGGCATATCAAATTGCGTTCGTAGATAATGTTTGAAGATATCTTTTAAAAAAAATAGGGTGGCAACGTGTAAAGTTCCGAACCAAGGAATGCGCGTAAATGCTACGGGAAGATCCGCGGTACGACTTCATCGAAGTCGAAACAGATTTCCAGACCCAGGAACTTCCCCGCATGTATTCTCGCCCTGTCATTGGCGAGGAGCGATTCAAAGTTCCATCATTGCCGATCGGCACGCAGAGATTCACCGTCAACACCAGTCATTTGCAGTCCTATTTGCGGGCAATGTACCCGCACACCGGCGATAGGAATCAGCGCGCTCGCTACCTGAGAGCCGAGAATCAGCGCCGTCTCAATCTCGCCGCAGCACGCGGCAATTTGCGGATGAGCCGCACTTCGTAATGATCGCCGCTCCCTGTCGAACCAAGTTCTACGTCGGTCCAATCCTCGACAAACGCACGCTTACCAATGTTCAGCGAGCAGAGATGGGATTGTCTAAGCGCGGCGGTGGCGCAACGCGCGGTCAGGCGCGCGGCTCGTACCATCTGGATAATTTTCAGAAACCCGCCGAAGTTTTCACGACCTCGCCGCAAGTCCGCTTAGTGGGGCAGTTGTGCGAGATGTTCGCCAGATGGCCCGATTGGGTCCGGCGCTAAAATTCAACACCACCGCGAAAGTTAGGTTTTAGGAAAGTAATTTTCCCCTTCGCGGGGCTTCACTTCCAAAATCGGAGTTCCTACATGTTCCGCAACGCACTTCTGTCAATCACCATCGCCATGCTCGCATGCGCAGCGTTGCCGGCCGCAGCCAGTGACGCCGCCCACCCCAAGATCGGCTATTCCGTCTCGGACAAAGACGGCAAAGCGCTGTTCATCGTCGACGGCGCAGGCAAAGTGATCGTGCCAACCGGTGCCGATATTCAGGACACGGCACTCAAAATCGCCGCGATCATGAACGCGAAAGGCCTGTGCGGCGTTCACACCGCCGATTTTGTCATTAACGACAAGGCGGGCAAGCCGATGTTCACCGTCGCTGCAAATGGAAAGCTGGCCGTATCCAAGGGCGTTCATACCAACCGCGAGGCGCGCGAAGTGGTTGCAAAGATCAACGCTGAGAGCCTGTGCAGTCCGGATTCTGTGGTGGCGGCTGATACCGGCGGCACCGTGACCATTCACGGCTTCGGGAAAGCCAAAGCCAGATAGGCGCACAACTTGACCAGCGGTTAGCGCGCCTCCCTTCGCGCTGATCACCACTGCCGCACTTGTTGCGGCTTTTTTATTTCGAGGGCTCCATGAGTAAAGCAACGCAAGCTTGGGGCTGGAAATGGCTCAGCCGGGGCCATGAGCGACGCTGGCCGCGTTTCGTCACGGGATTTCTGAACGACGTCGGCAACTACGGCTTTCGCGGCACGTTTCGAGAGCGCGGGGTGAGCGGAGCCTGGTTTTTGTTTCGCAACAACATCTGGTGGAAAAGCGGCCTGCACAACGTGCGAGCCCATTTCCGCTACAAGCGCGGCATTCCGTTCAAGCCGAGCGAACTCACCTATTCGCAGCGCTCACGCTGTTCGTGTGGGGCTGGCCTCGCGTATTGGCCTGCAGGATTTTTCTTGCGCAAGGCCGTGCATGAATCGCACGGCTGGGTTTGCGCGGACATTTTGACCGGCCGGATTCCGATGGATGGCATCGCTGATAGGACTGCGCGCGACCTAGGAATAAAGGGCGCTCCCGACCTGGCGAAGCATGACTATCTGCCGTTTTCGATGTACGAAGTTCGCTCAGATGCTCAACCGAGCAGAAATGGCGAGCGTCGCAAAGTCCTATTCGGATTGCTGGGCGAGCGCTACGCGACCTGTCGCGAAGTAGGCGATTCAACACGTTTCCCGCGCCCGTAAGGGGCATTCACTTTTCCGGAGCATTCCATGCGTTTGTACAAATCGCTGTTCGGCCTGATCGCGGGCCTGATGATTGCGTTTGCGAGCCTCACGCCGCAAACCACGGACGCATCGCCGCAATACACCGCGACGCATCGCTCGAGCGCGATGACGGATCTGGTCACCGCGATCGGTGGTACCGGCTTCCTGATGATCTTGAGCGGCGCGCAGCCTGCGACAGTCGCGACGGTCGATGCCGGCACCGTTCTTGTGGTCATGGCGCTGTCCGCGACCCCTGGCACCGTGTCGGCCGGCGTTCTTACCTTCAACGCGATCACCTCGACCGCGGCAAGTGCTACCGGCACTGCGGGGCACTTTCTAATTTGCACCAGTAGCGTCACCGCGACCTGCGTGGCTGTCACGAGCTCCACGCGAATCATCCAGGGAGCCGTCGGCACATCGGGCTCTGACATCAATTTCTCGACGGTGGCGTTTACGTCAGGGACGACGATCAGCGTCTCCAGCATGACGATCACGGCGAACGGAGCTTAAATTGTCGTACAATTCTTGGAACCAATCGCTCGTTACGCAGCAGGTCGACGGTACCGCGCTTGCCTCATCGACCACGGCGACGAGTTTGCTTGCTCCCGCCGCGCGCTTCACGCTACCTGCGAATCTGCTGCAGGTCGGCACGAAGCTGCGTGTTGTGGCCTCGGGACGCGTCTCGACCCTAACCGCATCTCCTGGAACCCTGGCGCTCGATGTTCGCTTGGGCGCTTCCACCGTGATATTCAACGGCGGCGCGATGAATCTGAACACTACGGCGCAGACCAATGCGAGCTGGTCATATGACGCGGAATTAGTCGTGCGTTCCATTGGCAACGGCACGGTCGCGACCATTTTGGGTACCGGCACTTTTTCCAGTCGCGCCCTCATTGGCTCACCTGCGATTGCCTCTGGCTACGGCGGCACCGCATTGCTACCGGACACCGCGCCAGTTGTTGGCACAGGATTTGATTCAACCGTTGCTCAAACACTGGACTTCTTCGGCACCTGGTCCGTATCAAACGCCGCTAACTCGATCCTCTGCCATCAGTTTGAACTCGTTCTATGCAACTAAATGAGCGCGTTCCTTCTGCGGATGGGCTCAACGGTCATTGCGCCGCCGCCACAAGTGGCCTTGCGCCAATCGGTGTTCAACAACTGGCCCGGTCAATCGGCCAATGGTGACCCGCAAAGCCTGACTGAGTCGCTGACCCTAGGGCTGCCGGTACTAGCCGGGAGCACCATGGTATTGGTGGGCACGCTGTCAAACGGCGGCTCTGTAGTCGCATCGCCGACGTATTCGGATTCTGCCAACGGGACTTGGGGTTCCGGCACAAAGCTGCAGCAGATCGACGATACCGGTCAGTTGCAATCGATGTTTCTGCACTGCCTGCAGAACTCGCTCGGCGGCTGGACGACGCTCAATATCACCTTTGCCAATGTCGAATGGCAAGGCGCGTATCTTCAGGAATGGATCAACGTTCCGGCCGCGAGCTTAATCGCGAGCGTAAAGAATCTTCAGTCTGGCATCACCGCAACGACGACTGATCTGATCACCAGTACCGGCGTAGCTGGCGCTGGCAACAAAGCAATTCTGCTCGGCTTCTCTGCGGTCACCGGCGATAACAACATCGCCAACGGTGGTAGCGGTCAAGGCCGTCCGCTCGTCGGATCAGGCTTCGCCGGTATCGATGATCCTGGCGTTTGGAACGACAACGGCGAGGAAAACACGTCTACCTCGCCCGTGATGCGCGTCGAGTCGCAGTTCTTTTTGAGCATGGGAACCGTGGCGGCCACGTTTACCGGGACAGGAGGCACTGACAGCTACGCGAGCTTCGGCATCGCACTGAAGAGCAACTAATGTCCTTCGTCCAGAATGGCGCCACCAATCTTGTAGCGACGGGCGTCAATTCACCGACGATTACCAGCGTGGCGGCTGGCAATGCGCTGATATGCGTTTTCGGCGTCGATTCCACCAGCATAGCTTCTGTTGCACCCACCGACAGCTCAGGTCAAACCTGGACGATTGCCAAAACCTTCGCGAATGCGACGGGCTCAGGTGCGATTGCGTTTCTGCTCAATGCGAACGCCGGCACGCATACGCTGTCTTGGGCGACGCACGCCGTTCCCACTGAATCGGCGATCAGCGAGTGGAGCGGCATCACCGCGCTGGGCGGCACGCCGGTCACGAGCTCGGCAACCTCAACGACTCAGACCAGTCCGAGCTATACGCCAGCCTCTGCGAATGAAGTCGTTATCGGCTTCATGTGGGAAGCCGGGAATGCCGCCAATGACATCATTCATTGCAGCACGGCAGGATTTCAGAGCCTTGGCAGTTTAAGCGACTCAACCCCGCATTCTTGCTGGGCTATCAATCAGGACGGCAGCACCTCGAACGGTATCGAGGCGAATGCGCAAATCATCTCGAGCGCTTCGGCGCTCACCTGCGCATGGGCTTACAACGTCTCGACGTTCGGTTTCACGATTGTTGCGGGATTTACTTTAGGTGGTACGCCAGCAGTTGGCCGCCAGCCAGGTAAAGCAGGCCCAGGGGTGGGGCCTGATAAGCGCGCGCAGTTCACCGGGCGCCAGTTATCATCGCAGGTCAATGCGTTGTCAGTCAGCGGCAGCGCGGCAGTCACCGAAGACGCGGATACGATTGCAGGGACTGGCGCGGTAGCACTCCTGGGCTTCGTCCCAAGATCAGGCCCCGGCATAAGCCCTGATTATCTGAAGATGTTTTCACGCCTGCCGGGGGCATTTCCGATAGCCGCAGTGACCGCGAGCGGCTCCGCTTCGATCACCGAAGCCTCAGACACGGTTGCAGCGTCAGGTTCCGCTGCAACGTCCGGATCTGCTGCGATCACTGAAAACAGCGACGTAGTAGCCGGTGTTGGAACTGCGAGTACGTCAGGTTCCGCAGCGATTGCCGAAGGGCAGGACACTGTTTCGGCGGCGGGATCAACGAGCGTCAGCGGCGCAGCTGCGATCCTGGAGCCTTCCGATACCGTCACGGCATCCGGCGCGACGACAGACGCGGGCTCAGGTTCTCCTGTTGAGCCTGCCGATGTCATCAATGCGGCCGGTTCGACGAGCGATGCCGGAAGCGGCGCCATTGCCGAACCTCACGACACTGTAAGCGGCGCCGGCACCACGGGTGGCGCTGGTGTTGGAGCAGCTCAAGAACAGTCTGACGTTGTCGCTGCGAGCGGATCCACGTCCGACGCTGGATCTGGCGCGCCGATTGAACCGCCTGATGTGGTGGCTGCATCTGGTGTTGTCGGCGGTGCTGGTGTTGCCGCAATTGTTGAGCCGCACGATACGGCTGCAGGCGCCGGCACGCTTTCTGATTCAGGTTCGGCTGCCATTCCAGAGCTGCCGGATACGATCACAGGTTCAGGATCGACCAGCGATGCAGGAACTGGCGCCGCGGCGGAAGGCCATGACACCGTAACGGCCAGCGGAACCGCGGGCCCTGGCGGCATTGGCGCAGTCGCAGATCAGCCCGACACAGTAACCGGCTCCGGACAAGCAACGGACGGCGGCTCAGGCGCATCGAGCGAATTGCCGGACATCGTTGCTGCCGCGGGTGCGACGCCGGTCAGCGGTGCTGGATCCGCGCCAGAAGCGCACGACACGATTTCAGCGGCGGGTGCTGCGGTTGCGCCCGTCTTCACGTTCCCGCGCGGCGAGTTCATTGCCTTCAATGAGCCTGATGATCGCAGGATCGTGCCGAGCGAGCCGGATGACAGGCGCATTGTTTTAGCGCTGCTCAATGAGCGGTTGATTCCCACAGCACCCGATGACCGGCGAATCACCATATGAGCGCAGACTTCTTTATCACCGCCCCGAAACGCTTCAAGCGCTCAGGATCAGTCAAGGCGTTCACGGTCGATTTGAGCTCGCGGTTGCGCGTGTTCTGGATTGCCGGCCGCGCGTACCGTGCGAATGACACGGTGCGCCCGCTGGTACCAACCGGCTTCGCTTACTCAAGCGCCGCGGATGGACAGGCCGGCAACGTTCCGCCGATCTTTCCGACAGCACTCGCCGCCACGGTAGCTGATGGGTCTCTGACCTGGACCGCAGTCATTCCCGGCATCAATGCGCTCGATCCGATTGCCTCGGTAGCCTGGAGCATCGTGAACGGCGATGGGTCCTTGAGCGTGGTTTCACCCGTGCACACCAATGAGGAAGTGACCGCGGCATTTGCAGGCGGCATCCCGGGCACGACCTATCGCATTCAAGGGCTGATCACGACGGCGGCGGCCTTGGTTTATGACCTCAACTTCGATTTACAGGTAGACAGTTGATCGCGAGGCTCGCTCAAAGGCGAGCCGCTGTTTTAACCCCAGCCTTGAAGCCGGATGGCCGATAGGGGACGGGAAACTAGGAGGCCGGATGGCCGACAAGTGCGGAGCAAAGACTCGGGTCGGCGGTAGATGCCGCAAGCCCAAAATGCCCAACGGGCGATGCAGATTTCATGGAGGCATGAGCACAGGGCCGAAGACTCCCAATACAAAGCGCAACGCGTTCAAGCACGGCATTTACGCAAGGCTGTTGAATGCTCAGGCGAAGCAAGCTCTTTCCACGAATCATCTCGGCACGCTCGACCATGAATTGCGCATTGCCAGATTTCAACTCTCGATGGCGATGGAAGCCCAGGCGAGAGCCAATGGCGAGCCGGAACTGGAAGAAATCGTCGAGCATGATCTCGTCGGATTTGGATCGAAGAAAGACACGACGACTCGGGTCAGGGATTACGCCGCAATTATCGATAAGCGCCTCGCGCGCATCGAATCGCTGGAAAAGTCGCGCCTGATGTTGATCACCAAGCTCGGGCTTGATGATCCGCCGGATATGGATGCCGGAAAGCTGACGCCGGGCACGCCCGATGAACCGCCGCCAGCAAACCCGATCCGCTGAGGTCATCACTCTCACCAACAAGCAGGCAAACGTCTACTTTTGGGGGTGGCAGCCGGAAGCGCGATTTAGAGATCCAGTCTGCGGCCGGCGGTTTGGCAAAACGTATCTCGGCGCGGCCGAAATGCGGCGCGCTGCATCGCTTGCGTCACGCTGGAACGTGCATCCGGATGACGAGATTTGGTATTGCGCGCCGACGTTCAAGCAGGCCAAACGTGTTTTTTGGCGACGTCTCAAGCGCGCCATTCCGCGCGACTGGATCGAGGGCCGGCCCAATGAAAGCGAATGCTTTATACCGCTGAAAAGCGGTCATATCATTCGCGTGGTTGGTCTGGATTCCTACGATAACCTTCGCGGCTCAGGCCTTTTCTTTGTACTGATTGACGAGTGGGCGGATTGCCCATTCCAATCGTGGGAAGAAGTCATACGGCCCATGCTCGCGACGTGTAAATACGTCGTTGACGGCGTGCAGCGCTATGGCGGCCATGCCTTAAGAATCGGAACGCCGAAGGGCTTCAATCATTGTTACGAGACCTACAATCTCGGGCAAGCCGGCGGTCAGCCAGATCATAAATCTTGGCTTTACTCGACACTTGATGGCGGCAATGTCCCGCTAGAGGAAGTCGAAGCCGCGCGCAGGAACCTGGATCCGCGCACGTTCCGACAGGAATACGAGGCGAGCTTCGAGAACTACTCGGGACGCGTGTATTACGCGTTCGAGCGGCGCTTAAGCGTCAAGGCATGTCCTTACGATCCGGCGCTGCCGGTGCACGTCGGAATGGACTTCAACGTCAATCCGATGTCAGCCACAGTGTGGCAGGAGCGCCCTGACGGAGAGTTCTGGCAGGTAGGCGAGATCGTCATTCCGACGAGCGATACCGGCGAAACGGCCCGCGAGGTGATAGCGCGCTACGGCCAGAAGGATGGCGGCACCAGCCGCATCACGGTCTATCCAGACCCTGCCGGCGTGCAGAGACGCTCAAGCGCGCAGGGCAAGACGGATTTCAGTATTTTGAAAGAATACGGGCTGCGCGTGAATGCGATGAACGCGCACCCGCCGGTTCGCGATCGCTTGAATGTGGTCAATGGCAAGTTTTTGACGGCCGACGGCAAACGCCATGCGTTCGTCGATCCGGCGTGCCGCACTTCGATCAAGTGTTACGAGCAATTGACCTACAAAGAAGGCACGAGCGAGCCGGACAAGAGACTCAACCTCGATCACTTGCCTGACGCGACTGGCTACTACTTCTACACGCGATTTGCGTACAAGCCAGCCAAAGTTACCGAGCTGCGAATATGAAAACGGAGAGCATTCGTGGCTGATAAATCCATTCGAGCAACATCGGCAGTCATCGATGCAATGTCGACCGACTGGGCGATGATCGATGCTCTGATGGACGGCACCGCCGCCATGCGCGTCGCCGGCAAGGCGTTCTTGCCGCAATTTCCGCAGGAAACCGACAAGAGTTACGGGGCTCGCCTTAACACAGCGGTGCTGCATCCTGTGTTCAAGCGCACGGTACTGGTCAATGCGTCGCGCCCATTCTCCAGGCCTCTCACGCTGGATGAAAAGACGCCGGCGAAGATAGCCGAGTGGACCCACGACGTGGATCTGCAGGGCAGCGCACTTGCGGGATTCTCGAATCACGCGATGGGCGCATGCTTGGCGAAAGGCCTATACGGCGTGCTGGTCGAGTATCCGAAGGCTGAAGACATCCGTACTCAGGCGCAGGAAAAAGCCGCCGGTGCGCGCCCCTACTGCATTCAATATCGCGCGAATTCCATTCTAGGATGGCGCACGGCTCAGGCGAGCGCCGGGCTACAGCTCTCGCAGCTGCGGCTGCTGGAGTGCGCCGAGGTCGAGGATGGCGCTTACGGTATGAAGTCCGTCGAGCAAGTGCGTTTGCTCGAGCCTGGCAAGTGGTCAACCTATCGGCAGAACGATAAGGACAAGGATCAGTGGGATCTCGTCGACGAAGGCACGACGACGATAGATTTCATCCCTTTCGTGTTTTTCTACGGAATACGCAAGGGCTTCGGCATTGGCGCATCGCCGCTGCTGGATCTGGCCTTCCAGAATGTTGAGCATTGGCAGAACGCGAGCGATCAGCAGACGATTCTGCACGTCGCCCGCGTGCCGATTCTGTTTGGAAGACAGTTAGGTGATAAAGAAATCACCATTGGCGCCGGAAGCATTGTCTCTGGCGAGAATGAGCACAGCGATCTCAAATATGTAGAGCACACAGGCGCCGCCATTGAGGCTGGCGCTGAGTCGATGAGCGACCTGGAAGATCGGATGCGCACCACGGGTGCTGAACTGATTTCACTCAAGCCCGGTTACGCGACGGCAACCGAAGTTTCCAGCGACGGCGAGGCGACTAAGAGCCTGCTGCAGCAGATTTGCGAGAATTTCGAGGAATCCATCAGCCTGGTCTTGAACTACATGGCCGCATGGGTCAAGGAAGATCAGACCGCCGAGGTCGAACTCTACAAAGACTTTGGCGTCGCGACCAGTTCTGATCCGACAGCACTGTCGAGCGCCAAGAAATCGGGCGCCATCTCCGCGCAGACGCATTTCGAAGAGCTGCAGCGCCGCGACGTAATTTCCCAGGACCTCACCTGGGAAGATGAGCAGAAACGCATTGCGGCCGATACCAAGCAGGCGACCAGTGATGCGGCAGCGCACGCTGCGGCGCTCGCAAAAGCTACCCCA